TTAATACCTTAAGAAGTGTTTTAAATAAATTAGAATGGTTTAAAGAAAATGGTGGCAATCTAGAACACGCCATTGAGTTTATTAAATGTGAGCTAGGAAGTAAATGATGATACAGAAAATTCTAAGATATGCAGAGCATTTAGGTTTAGATAAAGAAGAGCTATTAGAAATGACAATGCTAGATGCAATGTTATTAATTGAACAAACAAAAGATATGTGGAAGGAAGTAAAACAAATTGGGTAAGCATCACGACAAAGTACTTAGAGCATTAGAAATTAGAAAAAATAATGTTCCACAAAGGGGTGGATACAATACACCTGGATCAATGAATAAAAAGAAAACGGGATACGCAAAACGTAAGTAATTTGACAAGCCAATGTTTGACATGTTAGTATGGAATAATGCGATTCAAAACCTTGGTTTTGATTCCCGTTATTGCGGTTCTTGCAGCATCTGTTGCATCCCTACCAGTAACCCAGAGTCAAATCAGTGCTAATGCACCGCAAAATGAAGCTATTGATAAGAATAAAATAAAAAATTCTATAAGGATAGCTGAAAAAGCAACAGAGATCAATGAAATCATTGATCAAAGGTCTAAAGAAAAAGTCTCTAGATCAAAAAACAGAGAGAAAGTCTCTGATTCAAATGTAGAAGCTAACAAAGCTTTTGCAAAATCCTACATGGAGTCAAAGTACTCTTGGGATAAAGACCAGTACTCCTGCCTAGTAAATCTATGGAATCGTGAAAGTGGGTGGAGGCATACTGCTGACAATCCAACTTCAAGTGCCTATGGTATTCCACAATCCTTGCCAGGAAGTAAGATGGCAAGTGCTGGGGCAGATTGGAGAACAAATCCAGAAACACAAATCAAATGGGGTCTAAAGTATATTAAACATAGATACGAGACTCCCTGTGGAGCATGGAATGCATTCAAGCAAAAGGGCTGGTATTAATTTACTAGTTTAGATATATGTCCTGAGCACAGACATTAAACTGCTCACCATCTGGGGTGGTAGCTTAGTTGGTTAAAGCCCTGAACTCATAATTCAGTAATCGTCAGTTCAAGTCTGACCCACCCTACTATTAACAACCTTATGACAATATGATAATATATATCTACAACTACAAACAAGGAATAAAATGCATACAGAACACTTAATGGAAGTAATGTTTGGACTAGAGCATGTAATTTCAGAATTCTTTTGGAATGCTGTTTTTGCTATCTTAGTCTTAAGTTTTTCTAAGGCAAGAGCACTAAGAAAAATTCATAAGTATATTGATGATGCCCATCGTTTGGAGCATGATAAATACTAAATCATACTATGTTGTAGTATAATTTAGTAAATGCCTCTTTAGCTCAGTGGTAGAGCAACGCTCTTGTAAAGCGTAGGTCATCCGTTCAAATCGGATAAGGGGCTCTAGGTGGCAGGAAGTCGTCCTTAGTGATGGTTGATAGTTACAGTTACGAGTCCAGAGAGACACGTTTGCCAGTGTGGGTAGACACAAGGTCTTCCTGTCACCGTTTATTTAAAAAGGAGAAAGTATGAATATCGAAGAGTTTAATGAATTAATTAGAGAAGGTACAACCATTGTAGATTTTTGGGCTGAATGGTGTGGACCATGCAAAATGATTGGTCCAGTACTGGAAGAAATTTCGGCAGAAGAGAACGTAAAGCTTCTTAAAATTAATGTAGATGAAAATAAAGAACTTTCTAGTTCCTTTAATCTAACAAGCATCCCAGTAATTATGCTATATGTTGATGGAGTAAAAACAAAAACAATTGTTGGTGCAAAACCAAAACCAGCACTAAAGAAAGCGTTATTTAATAATGTTTAAAAACAAGGACTTAAATGAGATGCTAGTGGAAGAACATCAGTATCGTGCAGTAATTACCTATTTACCAAATAAAAGTGGCTACAAGGCTTCTGTGCAGCGTAGAATAGCTATCAATGAGTGGACTAAGGTTAGTTGTGGTTTAAAGGGTATAGTCTTTAGTAGAAAAAAAGATGCTGAGTCAAAAGCCAGACAAAAAATAAAGGAACAAAAAAGTCTAGATAACAGAGAAAATAACGAAACTTCGTATATAATCTATGACGATTAAATGGTAAAATAGATATTATGGCTAATAAAAAGTTCCTCGTTCCTTTAGGTCTTGTATCATTAGCATCCGATCCAGCCTCTGGTACCGAAGGAGAGCTCTACTATAATAGTGTATCTGATGGTGTAAGACTTTATAAAAATGGAGCATGGACAGATTTAGCATCTACTGGAGCCCTTCCAAGTGGTGGATCAGTAGGTCAAATTCTTGCCAAGTCCAGCAACACCGATTATGCTGTTGAGTGGATTGAAAACTATGCAGACTACACTGAAACTGTTAAGCTTAAAGTTAAAAATGATGGAACAAGAGAATTATACAAAGGTCAGCCAGTACATGTAACTGGATCTGATGGAACAAATGTTTTAATTGGAAGATCAACAAATGCTACCGAAGCTGGGTCTAGTAAAACTCTTGGTATCCTTGCAGAAAACCTTGCAACAAACGGGCAAGGTTTTGTTATTATGGAGGGAAAACTTGGAACCTTAGATACTTCTACTGCAGGTGCAGTAGGAGATCCAGTATGGCTTGGCGTAGACGGTGCATTAATTTATGGTCTTGCTAATAAACCATATGGTCCTGCTCATCTTGTTTACCTTGGTGTTGTAACTAAAAAAAATGGTTCAACTGGAGAAATTTTTGTTAATGTTCAAAATGGTTTTGAGTTAGAAGAAATACATAATGTAGGCATTGGCTATGGAGCAACTATTGCAGACAATGAAGTTCTTGCCTATGATACAACATCTAGTCTTTGGATTAATCAAACTCCAGCAGAAGCAGGATTAGCAACAAGCTCTCATAATCATACAGTAGATAGTTTATCGAATGTTGTAATTACTGGAACGCCTACAGATGGTCAAGCTATTGTTTGGGATACCGCCACCTCAAAATGGGTAAATGAATCGGTTGCAAACTCTGTAGCAGGAACTGGAAGCCAAATAGATGTTACCTCAACAACTGGAAACATAACATTAAGTTTGCCAAGTGCAATGATCGCCCCAGGAGATTTAACTGTAACAGGAAACTTAACAGTAAGTGGTACAACCACAACAATAAATACCCAGAATTTAAACGTTAAAGATAATATAATTGTTTTAAATTCAGGCGTAACTGGCACTCCAACAGGAACTGCAGGAATAGAAATAGAGCGTGGTACTGAGACAAATACTTCAATCTTGTGGGAAGAAACAACTCAGAGTTGGAAGTTTTCAAATGACATACAAGCTTACATAATAAGATCTGCTGGAAGTTTACAGTTGTCATCATATGCTATATCTGGAGAAAATTCAAGCATTTTATTAGAAAATGAATGGAACTCTTTTAACTTAGCAAGTTCTGGAAATGTGGAAATTTCTCCAGGAAATGATCTTGGGCATGTAACGTATGCATTTTCTAAGACAAGTATAACTTTTCCAGACACGAGCCAGCAAAGTACTGCATTCTTAGGAATATCTTCCTATGACACAGATGATATTTCAGAAGGGACAAGGCTATACTATACAGACGAAAGAGCACAAGATGCTATTGGAAATAGTCTTGGAGTTGGGTTGTCTTATAACGACACCACAGGAGCTATCTCTAATTCTGGTGTTCTTTCTATAATTGGAACAACAAATGAAATTGTTATAACTGGAACAAATGCAGAAATACAGGTTGGAATTCCTGACTCACCAGTCTTTGTTACCCCAAACATTGGAGTAGCCACTGCAACAAGTGTAAATGGAACTACTATTCCATCTTCAAAGACATTAGTAATTACAGATGATATTGGAGTAAGTGTTCAGCCTTGGAGCTCAACTATAGCTGGAATAGAGCAACTTGGATCAGGAACAGGATTCTTAAAAAATACTGCAGGTACTTGGTCATATGATAATTCAGCATACGCACCTCTAGCCTCCCCAACATTTACTGGAAATGTAACAATAGGTGAGGCAGTAACAAAAACCACTAGCACAAACCTTACATCATCTTCTGCAACTGTAATTGCTACAATACCAATACCATCAGGAAAAGAGCTTGTATCTTCAGAGTGTTTAGTTTTGATATCAAGCACAAATGATGGAACTTATTACACATCAAAATGTCTAGTTTTTGGTGGATATCCTGCTGGAGAACCAACAGCAGATATTACAGAGTATGCAATTATGGGAGATATGGATGCAACCTTATCTGCCTCTTTTGTTGGGTCAAATGTTCAACTAAGTGTTCAGGTAACAGATTATATTAATGTAACTGCTAAGGTTGTTTCAACAAGCATAGCAGCAGACAATGGGGCAACCTAATGTGTTATAATACTTTTGAAGGGACAGTGAACTTCATTGGCTAGTAAAAATTTTATTGTTAAAAACGATATTGAATTAAAGGGCAACCTTATATTTGAGGGTGCTACAAAAGATGCCTTTGAAACAACTCTTGCAATAACAGATCCTACTTCAGATAGAATTATTACATTTCCAAATGCTAGTGGAACTATTGCACTAACATCTAGTCTGTCCTCATACCAACCACTTGACGGAGAC